TCCAACAGGTTATTGATACGTGCGCCAGATAATTGGCCAGCGGATGATCCAGCCACGGTAGTTATCTGTGCATTTTGCAAAAGTCTAAACGCATCTACAGCTGTGATCGTTGTATAAACCACATCCACGCCAGCCTCTTGTGGTGTTAGGGTGTCGTAACCTGTGATAAATCCGCTGAATATCGGATAGGTGACTCCTAGATGCGTTGCCGATATTTCTAATTTACGCATAGGATCGAGTAGGCCGTAGTAAGGCCCAGCTGTATTCATAGGGTTAAAATCGCCGTTTTGATCGACTATGCGTAGGGTGCAGGTGCCTGTCTGAAATTGGTCAGCCTCAGCGTTACGGCCGCGGCGTGTAGTGATGCCATCGACCTGACTAGATACATCAACGATGACCGCGGCGTTATCTGCCAAAATGTTAGTGCCAATAATGCCCTGGCCAATAATCATGGCTTGGGCAAAACTTGGCCCTGTACCAAAATTGATAAACGCATTTACCGTAGGTACTGGCATTACAGCGCTCCTGCAAATGTAGTGCTATCGCCATAACGGTTTAACTTTTGCAGCGCTCGCTGCATAGCCTCAGTTAGCGCTTCCTCGCTGCCTAGCGGTGTGTTTATCGTGAAGTTATTTACGCTTGGTGGTGAGTAAGTAAACGATGGGCTGCTAGGGCTGTAATCGTAAATGCCCTGCGGGTTGCCTGCTTCTGGCATATTGCTTAGACCTGGTAGATCAGGCACACTACCTGCGCCATAGACAAATGAAGGCGCTGCCGCTGTGTAGTTGTAATTACCTGCGGGGTTGCCGATCGATGCCAAGCCTCTAGCTGCCCGGTCTGCTTCTTGTGCCAAGTAGCGCAGGGTATCGGCGGCTGCCAATTCTGCCTTCATCTTGGCTGCGTTAGCCTCATCGAGCTGCGCCATGCGTTTAGCAGCTGCATTGGCATCCTCATCCATAATGGTAAGCAGGCTGCGGATGCGTGCCTTCTCGGCCTCGTCGGTAGAATTTGCTAGCGCGGTCTCTAGATTTATGCGATCCACGTCAAACTTCTTTTTTAACTGGTCTAACTCTGCTTGCTTTTTCTTGGCTGCTAGCTCAGCTGCAGATAACTTCTGCTTTTCTTTTTCGGTGGTGTTTTGCTTTTTGATCGTATTTACTAGCTTGGCACGCTCGGCCTGCTCCATTGTAAAATACATCGATGTAGGTGAGTAAGCCACGCCTTTGCCTGTAGCATCACCGCGCATTTGACTGCCAAGCTGTGACAATTTACTGATCTGAGCAAAAACGCTAAGGCCAAATATCTTGCTTAAATTAGTATCGTTAAAAGTTTTAATTAATGAAGCAAATAAGTAAAGGGTGTCTGCAGTTGCTTTACCCAAATTTTCCATGTTATCGGTAGCAGTCTGGATGCCATCTGATCCACCTAATAGCGCGATGCTATCAAGAAGGCCTTGTCCGATTTCCTCTTTAGCACTTTCGGATGCAACCGTCAGCGCTGCCATTTGGCCTGTGTAGGTCTTAGTAGCAGCTAGTGCTTGGCCTGAAAACTTGTCTGCAAGCGTGGCGGTGATCTTGTCCATATCGCCAGTTTTAAGTGTTGCCTTATCTAAACCTGCACCTAATCGGCTAAGGCCTGTGGTCTGGCCTGCATAACCACGTGCTAAGGCCATGCTGACTACACTTAAACTTTTGCCTGTACCTGCAGCAATATCTAATGATAGTTCTAAGGCTTTTTGTGATTTGGTAAGCGACCCGGTGGTATTGAGCAAGGTCTGAAATGCTGGCCGTAGCTCATCATCAAGCACCTTGTAAGTATCCTGGAGCCTAGATATAAAGCCTTCGGTGGCTATTGTGGCGAAGCCGTTGCCTGTATTTTTAAGCGCTATCTCTAGCGACTTGGCTGCCTTCTCATCGGCTGCAAATGCCTTTACGGATGCCTTGCCAAATGCGTAGATTTTCTGCGCGGCAAATAAGGTAATAAAAGATTTTGCTAGCTTGTTAGTGGTTTTTTGAAATTGTGTTAGCTGCTTCTCGCCCTTTACTAAGGCTGATCCGTTCCACTTGGCAATAGCTGCGACTACGATATTTGCCATTATGCCACCGCCCCATATTTACCCATAGCGCTATTAGCGTTAAATTGTGACACAGCTAGATTTAAAGCTAGGTTTACAGCTTGTGCAGCTCTGCCGTTGTCCTCATCCCATGCTCGATAGATTAAGCGACCGCGCTGGTCTGTGTTGCCAAATCTAGGGTCAGCCGTGCCACGTGTGCCATATAGCGGCCCAAGCGGCTCTAAGAATTGAGCACGCGCATTTGGGTTAAGGCTGCGTGATGCTTTACGAGATGCAGCAAGGCGGCCAGATGTCTCATAAATAGCACCGCTTGCAGATGTGTTAGCGATGTAATGCGTAACCTGAAATCTGCGCCTAAATTTAGCGCCTGCTACTTCGCCAGAATTGTTAGCACCCTGGCGATAGATAATGCCTGCCGTTACTTCGGCTTGATCGTATTTGGGAAATGCCCGGTATCTAGCCGTAGCCTCGGATGCAGATGTGCCAGCCCAGCCGCTAAGCATTTGGCTATTGGCAGGCGCATAGGCCTGAGCCTTATCGCGTATAGGCATCATGGCATTTTTTATCTGCTTATTCATTTGCTTGGCTAAGTCAGGGTCAAACTTGCGCATCGCTTTAAGAGTGGCCTGCACGCCTGTGACGTTTACTGGCATTGGCTCGCTCCCTTGCTCGATCTCCTAATACTTGCAGTACTGCCTTAAACATGACCTCATCCATTGCCAGGACTTGATCGGGGCTAATTTTTAACTCGATAGCCAGACTAGCTACCAGGTATGTAAATGAACCCCGATCTATCCTTTTGGGCTTTCATCCTCGATCACTTCGACCGAGATTAAATCTTTGAGAAAATCGTCACCAAAAGGCGGGATTACCTCGGTACGCATTAGCGCATTATGAGCAAGCCAATAGAGGTCAGAATTTTTTTCGTGCTCACGTAGCTGCTTATACAAGCCTTGACCTGCCATTTTTTCAAACGCGACTTCAACCACCGGGGTAATGCTTACGATGCTTTCCCCAGTAGCCCTTACGATTTTTAGCCGTGCCATTGTTCGCCCCTTAGTTAAATGATCCTGAAGTTGCGTATGCAACCGCAGATGTGCAGGTAAAAGTCATAGATGAGCGTGCAAAATCCTCTGGCCCACCTGTACCCACAGGAGTCAAGTTATTGACCAAAATAGATACTGTGTACAAAGGGTTGCTCGCGCTAATGACGGTTGCTGAAGCAGCGCGTACTGGCACGATCAAAGCAGTTACGGATGTGCCGTAAGCAGCTTGCAAAGTTGCCTGTACTTTTGATGCAGCCCAGTCATTAAGAAAATCTACTGTTAGCGTAGATGCTTCTAAGCCTTTTGCAAATTGGTGAGAAGTTGCGCCCATCGCAGTAGTTTCAACTTCGTCAAATGTCTGCGTTAGCGTAATGCTGGTTACGTACTCGCTAAGGTCTACGGTGGCAATTTTCAGGCCAACGTTATTATCTAGATAAATTGCCACGTCTTATTCCTCATCCTTCTTAGTAGTTGTAGTGCCTGGAATTGGCAGACCAAGTTTTTTTAATACTTCGATGTCTGCCTCGGTTATCTGTTGATCTGCCATTTTTAGCTCCAAGTAGTTAGTACGGTTATTGATAGGTCTGCCATAAGCAGGCTCCCACTTTCAGCGTTTAGTACTGTAGGCGCTGAAATTTGGGTAACGCTAAATACGATCGCGCTATTTGCTAGCTTATTAAATACGGCGATCATTGTGTCCTCAATGCCAGCCAAGTTGCCCTGGTTATCAAATGCTGGCACCGTCATAGTTATTTTAAAATTTGCTTGTGGCCTAATAGCAGCTTGGTTGAAGTGACCATTAGCAGGCACGATATAGGGATCGCCGGGCGATACGATCACGCTGTTAGCCATGATGGTTGCAGGTGGATAACTAAAGGTCTGCCACACGCCAGCATTTGCTAGGGCGGTTGCAATAGTTGTCCGTAGGGTTGTAATAGCAGCTGGCATCTGTCAGCCGATCATCGATGCGGGCGATAAATAAGGCGCTAATAATCCGCGGATTTTGCCGATAAGCGTATTGCCCATCCGATAAGGGCTTGGCCCCATATCGACCGATACGCCGCCTGTCTGACTGACTTGGCGGGCTTGCCAGATATCTACTGCCAAAATCATCGCTGCCTCGCGCACGCTGGCTGTAGTGGCGTATGCCTCGGTCTTAGTGTCTGCGCCTGTAGCTGTGCCATAAGGCAGCACACGTCTAAAGTTTTGATCGGCAGCTGTCTTGGCATACTGAATGAAGCTGTAGCCTGCAGGGTTTTGGAAATACTGCAGCTGTAAATTAAAGGCTGGCAATATGTTACCTGTGCCTGTGCTAAATGGGATCGTGCCTGTGACTGTATAGGTGCCGTTAAATGTTGAACCAGCCCCGGCAATCGTTACAGACTCGGAAGTAGTAAAGATGCCAGGGTTGGCCAGCATTACGGTAGCCACGTTACTTACTAACGCAGTTCCCACTACCGCAGCGCTATCGAACCATAAAAAACTATTGATTTGATCT